TTAAATTCGGGTATTAGTGCAGCAGAAGTTAGAAGTTTAATTGGAGCAGGTACTTCAAGTGCGTCAGGAACAGTTACATCAGTTGGTCTTGTTATGACTAATGGAAGTTCTCTTGCAGTTACAAATAGTCCTATTAGTTCAAGTGGTGAGATAGAACTTACTTTTGCGGGTTCTTCTTCTCAATATATAAACGGTGCGGGTGACCTTATAACATTCCCAAGTATTCCTCAAGGTGACATTACTGCGGTAGTTGCCGGCACGGGAATGTCAGGTGGTGGTAATTCAGGGAGTGTAACTCTAAACTGTTCTATAACAAATAATAATCAACTCACAAACGGAGCAGGATATACCGCTAATACAGGAACTACAACTCCTAGCAATACACAAACATTTACCAATAAGAGCGGTAGTAACAATCAATGGACAAATGATTCAGGATACATAACTGCTGCATCTTTACAAGGTGTACCTGCTATTCTATCTAACGGTACAGTACCATCTCTAAATACAGGTATATCTGCGGCTGAAGTAAGGTCTTTAATTGGGGCGGGTACTTCAAGTCTTACGATAGGTACAACTGCATCAACTGCAAAGGCAGGTGACACAACAACAATCACCTCAACACAAGCCTCTAACATTACTACAAACAATGCTAAGGTTGGCATTACTTCAACGCAAGCCTCTAACATTACTACAAACAATGCTAAGGTTACAGATTCAGGTACTCCTGCAATATTATCGAATGGTACAGTACCTAGTTTAAACTCAGGTATATCTGCAGCCGAGGTAAGAAGTCTTATTGGAGCAGGTACTTCAAGTGCGTCAGGAACAGTTACAAGTGTTGACATAACAACAGGTGCGGGTGCTATTCAAATTAGTGGGTCTCCTATTACTACAAGTGGTTCTATTGACCTAGCTTTTTTAGGTGGTGCAGCAGAATACATAAATGGAGCAGGTGACCTTGCAACATTCCCTTCAATACCTACCAATAACAACCAATTAACAAACGGTGCGGGTTATACCTCAAATACAGGTACAACTACCGCATCTAATAGTCAGACGTTTACCAATAAAGGTGGTAATGTTTCTCAATGGACTAATGATGCGGGTTACTTAACGTCTGCTCCCGGAGGTACTATATACACTCCGGATATTTGGGGAATTGACCCCGGTAATTTATATACTGCAAACGCTCAAGTTGTACAATGTAATAATACTCAGTTTTTTGTCGGCACTTCCAATACCGGTCCTAATGGGGCATTACCCGGTGCTCTTCTTATAAACGATGTAGGTATGTATGAGATTACCTATCAGGCGGCTGCTCAAGTTCCCGGTGGTGTAACCACTAGACAAGTGCCTGCTCTATATATAACAGAATCGCCTCCGGGGGGACCTGAATCAAACATACCGGGAAGTTTAATGGCTAACTATTTAAGACTTCCGGGAAATAATCAAGGTGGATTCACAAGTTTTTCAAATACTTGCTACTTTAATGTTACACAACAACAGACTACGATTGCATTAAAAATACATTGGCTTGATGGTGCTAATCGGCAAGTAGATATTTTTGACGCTAACTCCGTACCAAGTACAATAAGCATAAAGAGGATTACATAAATTAATTAAAATTTATTATCTTTGAAGAAATAATAATTAAATAAAATAAAATGGGACAATTAACCGAAACAGAAAGAACAGAAATTAACAAATTAGTTTCTGAATTCAACACTTTAAAAATGCAACTTGGTGATACTTATATGAATCAGCAAGCACTTTTGAAAAAGATTGAAGAAGTAAAATTATCTTACTCTAAGGTAGAAGTATCTCTTATGGAGACCTACGGAAAAGATGCAGTAATCAATGTTGAAACAGGAGAGGTAAGCCTTCCTGAAGAAAAAGAGGAAGTTGAAATGAAAGTCGAGAAATAAGAATGGGACAGATTAGCACATATGGTATTGTTACTGCTCCCACTCTAAACGATAAGTTAATTGGAACGGATATAGAGACTGAAAACGCAACCAAGAATTTTGAGATATCTCAAGTTCTTGGATTGTTAAGTTCAGCCGTTGTAACCCTTCCGGTTTACGCTACAAACACTTTAGCTTTAAGCGGGGGTTTGGTTGCAGGAAACATTTATCGTAATGCAGGTGTCGCAGGAAGTTCAAGTATTGTGTGCGTTGTCTATTAGACACCACATTAAATGGATATAAGAAAAATTAGCGTTGGTCCCGATTACAAAAGCGGGGCTATGCATTACATAGTAGGTCAAAATGTTTTAGGTAATAGTCACACTATTCACCTAATTCGTTTTGACGCTCAGTTAGAGTCAATAAAAATTTGGATTGAAAGAAATAATTCAGATGAAATTATTCTATGGAAAGAGTTTAATCATACTATGCCTATATCTATTGAATACAACATAAACTTTTAGTGCTATGACCGAACAGGATTATTTAAACATCACTGAAGAAATTACTCTTTTAAAAAAACAAAAATCTTTTGTTAGTGATTTTGAAGAAGAAATGAACTTAGCTGACAAAATTCACAACCTTGAAATGATGCGTAATGGTGTTAAGCCTGAAGACACATACATTGATTGCATAGGCTGCGGGTCATAAAAAAAACATATGAAATCTCCATTTGACTTTATAGTAACACCATTAGACGGCAAGCGTTATAACAATATAAAAAAAATCGGCAGTGTAGATTTTATTACAAGCACATCTGAGGAAGATTTTAAAGCCTCTAATAGATATGCTGAAGTAGTTGAAACACCAATGGGTTATAGTGGTCCTATAAAAAAAGGCGATGTTTTATTAGTTCATCATAATGTCTTTAAATTCTATAATGATATCAAAGGTCGTCAACGAAGTGGCAGAAGTTACTTTAAGGATGACCTTTTTTTTGTAGATGTAGAGCAGTTTTTTATGTACTACAATGGTTTAGAATGGCAGTCATATGACAGGTTTTGTTTTATTGAGCCTATTCCTACTATTGAATCTTATATCTACAAACCTTTTAGCGAGGAACCTCTTATTGGTAAAATGAAGTACCCCAATGATTATTTAAAGAGTCAGGGTATTAAGGCAGGAGATTTAGTTACCTTCTTACCTGAAACAGAATACGAGTTTAATGTTGATGGCGAAAAACTATATAGGATGTATGACCATCATATAAGCATGGTATTATGAAACCTAAATTTAAGTTTTGGGAAGAAGAGCAGGAACTTAATGATTACCCATTGAAGAAGACCAAACGCATTAAAAATGAATTCAAAAGAGATAAAATTAAAAATAATCGAAGCGGGTCATCGAGCAGTGGAACAACTGATAAAGGTGGCGAAGGAAGAGATTATTAAGCACGACCCTGAAGACGACATTTCTGCTGATAGATTAAAGAATGCAGCAGCTACTAAAAAGTTAGCAATATTTGATGCGTTTGAAATATTAAGTAGGATAGAGTCTGAAAGGAATATTATTGATAGCTTAGAAAACGGACCTAGTAAAACAGATACAAAACAAGGCTTTGCAGAAAGAAACTCAAGATAGCATAATATATAGAGTTGTCCCGGACTACTTACCTAAAACAGTTTTTGCTAATAAAAACAAAGCAAAAAGTTGGGAGTACGGCTATAACCATAAGTATGATTTTGTAGTTATTTCTAAAGATGGAACCGTAGGAGAGGTAATAGAAATCCAAGGTCTAAGGATTGGTCTTCCTCTTACTCCAAAAGTGTGTCTTCAAAGACACAAAAAAAAAGAAGAACAATATTGGGAAAGAACAGAACTTCCTGTTGAGTTAAAAAAAATTCAAACTATATTTCAATGGAACACTATGCCTTCTGAGTTTAAAGACAGATGGGTAGACTATGTTGAGGAGGAGTTTAACAGAAGAGAGAATGGGTTATGGTATATGAACAATGGTGTACCTTCTTATATGACAGGTGCTCATTATATGTATCTACAATGGACATCTATTGATGTAGGATATCCTGATTTTAGAGAAGCTAATAGAATTTTATTTATTTTTTGGGAAGCCTGTAAAGCAGATGCTAGGTCTTTTGGTATGATATACTTAAAGATAAGACGTTCAGGATTTTCTTTTATGTCATCATCTGAATGTGTAAACACAGGTACGCTTGCAAAAAATTCTCGTGTAGGTATCCTATCTAAAACAGGTAGTGATGCTAAGACAATGTTTACTGATAAAGTTGTTCCTATAGCTAATAGGTTACCATTCTTTTTCAAGCCTATTCAAGATGGTATGGATAAGCCAAAAACAGAATTAGCGTTCCGTATTCCTGCTGCTAAGATTACCAAAAAAAATATGTACAATGCAGATGAAAATGAATTGTATGGATTGGATACTACTATAGATTGGAAGAATACAGATGACAACAGTTATGATGGTGAAAAACTTTTACTCTTAGTACACGATGAGAGTGGTAAATGGATTAAACCAAACAACATCCAAAACAATTGGCGAGTTACAAAAACTTGTTTACGATTAGGTAGTAGAGTTATAGGTAAATGTATGATGGGGTCTACATCAAATGCTTTAAGCAAGGGTGGAGATAATTTTAAAAAGTTATACGAAGACTCTAATGTAAATAAGCGAAGCGGTAACGGGCAAACTAAAAGCGGTATGTACTCTTTATTTATTCCTATGGAATGGAATATGGAAGGGTTTATAGATAGATATGGGCATCCTGTAATTAAAAAATTAGATTCGCCAATTAAAGGTATAAATGGAGAAACAATTTATCAGAGTGCATTAAGTTATTGGCAAGCTGAAGTTGATTCATTAAAGAATGATGCTGATGCTTTGAACGAATTTTATCGTCAGTTCCCAAGAACAGAGTCTCACGCTTTTAGAGATGAGAGTAAAATGTCTTTGTTTAATCTAACAAAAATATATCAACAGATAGATTACAATGATTCTTTAATTAAAGAACATCACGTTACAAGAGGCTCGTTTTCTTGGCAGAATGGTATAAAGGATACGAAAGTTTTATTTAGTCCAAACAATAACGGAAGATTTTATATAGGATGGAATCCTAAGAAACATTTACAAAATAATGTTAAAGTAAAAAATGGAGTTAAATATCCTGCTAACGAACACATCGGTGCGTTTGGTTGTGATAGCTATGACATATCGGGTGTAGTTGGGGGTGGTGGTTCTAATGGAGCATTACACGGATTAACTACGTACCATATGGAAGAAGCCCCTGTAAACACTTTTTTCTTAGAATATATTGCTAGACCTCAAACTGCTGAGATATTTTATGAAGATGTATTAATGGCTTGTATATTTTATGGTATGCCAATTCTTATTGAAAATAACAAACCAAGACTATTGTATCATTTTAAGAACCGTGGATATCGAGGGTTCTGTATGAACAGACCTGACAAGCCATATAATAAATTATCAAAAACAGAAAAAGAACTTGGTGGTATACCTAATACAAGTGAAGACATCAAACAAGCACACGCATCAGCTATTGAATCGTATATTGAAAAGTATATAGGATTAGATATGGATGGAGACTACAGAGATGCAGGAGACATGGGTGATTGTATCTTCATAAGGACTCTAGAAGATTGGGCAAAATTTGATATTACCAATAGAACGAAACACGATGCTTCCATTAGTTCAGGTCTTGCTATAATGGCAACTCAAAAGGCTATGTATTTAGGGGAGAAAATTGATAAAAAAATAAAGATTAACTTTGCAAGATATAGCAACAAAGGAACAATAAGCGAAATTATTAGATGAAGGATGTTAATATAAATATCACATCTGCAGGTTTTCCGAGTCAATTTGTTTCTGACGCAGAAAAGGCTTCGGAAGAGTTCGGCTTACAAATTGGACAAGCCATTCAGTATGAGTGGTTTAAAAGAGATGGAAACGGTTGTAGATACTATGGTCAATGGAGAGATTTTCACCGTCTAAGGCTATATGCTCGTGGGGAGCAGTCGGTGGCAAAATATAAAAATGAATTGGCAATAGATGGTGATTTGTCTTATCTAAATTTAGATTGGACACCTGTTCCTATCATACCAAAATTTGTTGACATTGTTGTCAATGGAATGTCTGATAGACTTTTCAAAGTAAAAGCATACGCACAAGATGCAATGTCTCAACAAAAGAGAAGTGCATATCAAGATATGATTGAGGGTCAGATGGTAGCAAAACCAATCCTTGAGACTATTATGGAAAAAACGGGAGCAAATCCTTTTGTGACCGAGCCGGATGAATTGCCAAATTCAGATGAAGAGTTGGCATTGTATATGGAAATGAATTACAAGCCTGCAATTGAAATTGCAGAAGAGACTGCTATTAATACTATTCTTGATGCTAATCATTATGATGAAGTAAGAAAAAGACTTGACTACGACCAAACAGTTCTTGGAGTTTCGGTAGCAAAGCACGAATTCTTAAAAGGTGCGGGTGTTAAGTTGTCATATGTAGACCCTGCTAATGTGGTTTACAGTTATACAGAAGACCCTTA